ATTGGCATTGCAGTACAACAAGAACTAATCAAGCAAAAACGACCTGGAGGCTTGTTGACCCGCTAATGGCTGTATTCCCTTCAATTACACCGACCTATGGCGTGCAAAAAAGCAGCGCCCCTGCGGTGCGGAAAGTGCAGTTCTCTGATGGCTACGAAGCCAGGTTGACGTTCGGGCTGAATCAAAACCCCAAAATTTACAACCTGACGTTTGAAGTGTCTGAGACTGATTCCGACACTATCGAAACGTTTCTGGATGCACGGGCTGCTGATAACGCAAGCTTCGATTTCACGCCACCCGGTGAAGGCAGCAGCTCTAAATTTGTCTGTGAGAAGTGGAGCAAGTCGATTCCTTATTTGAACCGCGCCACAATCCAAACGACATTCCGTCAAGTATTTGAACCGTAATGGCTGTTGCTGCCTGGGCTGCTAGTACTGCATTTTCTGTTGGTGACATTCGTCGCGCTACAACAGAGCAAGTCTCTGGACTGTTCTTTCGGTGTACGACTGCTGGTACGTCAGCGGGATCTCAACCCAGTTGGCCGACAGATATTGGCAGCACAATCACTGATAACACTTGTGTTTGGACAGCGATTGCTTCTGCATACGAAGAGCTGTCAAAGCTCAATCCCAGTGCAATCATTGAGTTGTTTGAGGTGCATTTAGACAGCACGCTGCATGGCAGCAGTGATGTTTACCGTTTTCATGCAGGTGCAAATGCAGCCATTGACGGCAATGTCGTCTTCAACGGCAACACCTACACCCGCATTCCGGTCAAAGCAGACGGTTTTGAGTTTACGAATACCGGGACGCTGCCTCGCCCCACACTGGCGATCAGCAATCTTGACGGCACAATGACCACCTTGCTGTTGCTAGTTAACGCAACAACAGCAGGTAATGATCTTGGTGGAGCGGAAGTTCGTCGAATCCGAACGCTGAAGAAGTTTTTGGATGGGGAAGCAGCAGCCGATCCAAACGCCAAATTTCCTGACGAGCTGTGGTACATAGATCGGAAAAGTAATGAGTCACGAGATAGCGTGACATTTGAGCTAGCGAGTAAGTTTGATCTTGCGGGTCAAAAGCTGCCAAAGCGTCAGATAGTTGCAAACGTATGCCAGTGGGTTTATCGCAGCTCGGAATGTAGTTACACGGGCAGCAACTACTTTGACGTGAACGGCAACAGCGTCAGTACATTGGCGCAAGATGTTTGCGGCAAGCGGATTGGTAGTTGCAAGCTGCGATTTGGCAATAACGGGGAGCTGCCCTTTGGATCGTTCCCTGGAGCAGGGCTAACTCAATGATGAAATTAACAACAGCAATGAAAGCTGAGATTCTGCAGCACGCAAAAGATGAGTTTCCGCGTGAGTGTTGTGGCTTGGTTGCTGTAGTTAAAGGGCGTCGGCGTTATTTTCCATGCCGTAATATCGCTGAAACGCCTGACGAGCACTTTATTCTTGACGGGTGGAACGAAGTAGAAGACAAGGGTGAGGTTGTTGCCATTGCCCACAGTCACCCAAAAACAAACCCCGCTCCATCACCTGCCGATAAAGTCGCGTGCGAAAAATCAGAACTGCCCTGGTTCATCGTCAATCCCAACACTGAGGGTTGGGGCTATTGCGAACCAAGTGGCTTTGAGTTGCCTTATGTAGGTCGTGAATTTTCCTTTGGAGTTATTGATTGCTACACGCTGGTGCGTGACTGGTACGCAAGGGAGTACGGCATTCAGTTGCGGGACTATGACCGGCGTGACAAGTTCTGGGATCGTGGTGAGAACTTATATATGGATAACTTTGCTGCAGAAGGCTTTCATAAGATCCCGGTTGAAGAGGTGCAACGCGGCGATCTGCTGTTGATGCAACTGGTTTCGCCGTTGCCGAACCATGCTGCGATCTACCTAGGCGACTCGCAGATTCTGCATCATGTGCAAGGAAGGCTGTCTAGCAGGGATGTTTTCACCCTTGGCAGCAGTTACTATGGCAAGAGCACTGCTTGCGCCTTGAGGCATGAGGCATGAAAGTCGTTAAGGTCTACGGCGCACTTAGGAAGCGATTAGGTCAGTGCCGGTTTGAGTTTGAAGCGGCAACACCAGCACAAGCGTTAAAAGCTTTATGCGTCAATTTTCCTGGTCTTACTAAATGGTTAATTGATAGCGAAAAAGATGGTGTTGGTTATCGAGTAACTATTGGCAAAGAGCGCATTACTGATGATTTAAGCCCGCTAGTAATGCCCTGGAGCGAAAAAGAAGTATTCAGTATCACGCCCGTTATTGCAGGTGCAGGCCGAGGCTTGGGAACGATTGCCCTTGGTATTGGGTTAATCACAATTGCAATCCTTGCGCCTGGGGCTGGTTTTGCATTATCGGCTGGTGGGTTTACAACAACAGGTGTTGCTGCGACTGCGGTTGCTGCGCCGGGTTTTGCATTAGCTAGTGGCTTGGCTGTAGCCGCAGGCAACCTTGGCATTGGTCTGGTTTTTATGGGCATTGCCCAAGCCATTTCACCACAGCCTGAAATTTCACAACTTGACGAATCAGTGCAGCTCGAATCTTTTACGTTCTCTAACGTTGTAAATACGTCGAAACAAGGATTGCCAGTGCCGTTAGCGTATGGGCGGGTGTTTGTTGGATCGGCAGTTATTTCTAGCGGTCTTGACGTTGACGAGGTGAGGGGATGACACAAGCCAAATACATTGCCGGTGCTGGTGGCGGCGGAGGTGGCGGCAAAGGGGGCGGCGGCGGCTCGCATACACCAACAGAGGCTGATGATACGCTCCAATCAGTTCAGTTTGCCAGTGTCCTTGACATAATTAGTGAAGGCGAAATTCAAGGTTTAGAAGATGGCAATAAAAGCATTTTTTTAGAAGATACGCCGATTGAGAATGCCGATGGTTCAAATAATTTTGAAAGCTTTGAGGTTGTTACACGCACCGGAACTCAAACTCAGACCCATATTTCCGGCGACTTTGGTTCAACTCAGTCCGAACAAGCGGTTAATGCTGAGGTTTCAAACAGCACTCCCGTTACTCGATCAATTACAGATACCGATGTAGATCGGGTACGTGTCACATTAACAGTTCCATCGTTGCGAATTGTCGAAGACGATGGCGACATTACGGGGCACTCAGTCTCAATTAAACTTCAAATCCAATATAACGGCGGTGGCTTTAACGACGTAGTTTCGGACACGATTTCAGGCAAAAGCAGCGCAAAGTATCAGCGTGATTACATGATCACGCTTAGTGGTGCTTTTCCTATTGATATTCGGATGGTACGTGTCAGTGCTGATGAAACAAGCACGCGCCGCGCTAGCTCAACATTTTTTCAAGCTTATACTGAGATTATTGATGAAAAGTTTCGCTATCCAAACTCTGCATTAGTTGGCCTGCGTTTTGATTCTCGTCAGTTTGGCAGTGTTCCTAGCCGAAAATATCTAATTCGAGGCATCAAGGTCAAGATTCCAAGCAATGCAACGGTAGACACAACCACGCATCTGGGAAGGATTTCGTACTCCGGCATTTGGGATGGAACGTTTCAGGCTGCAACTTGGACAAATGATCCAGCCTGGTGTTTGTATGACTTGTTGATTAATGATCGATATGGGGCAGGAATCCCAGAAGACACGCTCGATCGCTATGACTTTTTCTCGATTAGTCAGTATTGCGCGAGTCTTGTAGACGACGGCAAAGGTGGTCAGGAGCCACGGTTCAGCCTCAACATGCTAATTAATAGCAGGGATGAGGTTTATAACGTCATTCAACAGCTAACTGGTATTTTCCGGGGGATTGCATATTACGGCTCTGGATCGTTGGTGTTACTGCAAGATAAGCCTGCAGATTCTCAGTATCTACTTGGTCCGTCTAATGTTGCTGGAGGAACTTTTTCTTATTCTGGGTCTGCACAAAAGTCTCGTCATACCGTTGCTGTTGTGGCATGGCAGTCATACGACACCCGTGGCGGTATTGAGTATGAATATGTTGAAGATCATGCAGCCGTTGCCAAATATGGCATTATCAAAAAAGACATTAAGTCCATCGGTTGTTATAGCCAAGGTCAAGCTCATCGTCTTGGTAAATGGACATTACTTTCAGAGCAAAACCTGACTGAGACTTGTGAGTTTGCTGTTGCAATCGACAGCGGAATCATTGTCCGCCCTGGCATGGTGGTTGATATTGCCGACCCTTTGCGTGGTGGAACGCGAAGAAGTGGACGAGTCAGTTCTGCAACCACAACTGTTATCACAATCGATAGCACCACTGATTTTTCGGTAGACACTACAAAAAGTCCAACCATTTCAGTAATGATGCCAACTGGTTTAGCAGAAACCAGGAGCATAAGCAGCATTTCAAACGCAGAAATTACAGTGACGGCAGCCTTTAGTGAAGCGCCCAATGCTGCTGCGGTTTACATGATCGAAACAACTGATATTCAAGTTCAAAAGTTTCGTGTGCTGTCGGTAGCTGAATCAGGCGATGGTGTTTACGGCGTTAGTGCCATTGCATATAACGAGTCAATTTATGCAACTATCGAAGAAGACATTGCGCTGACAACGCGAGATATTACCAATCTTACTGATGCGCCTTCTGCCCCGGAAAGTCTTACGGGCAGCGAGTTTTTATATCAAGAAGGCCAGACAGTCCACACTGGTTTTGACTTTAGTTGGAGTCATGATCGTCGCAAAACAAACGACTTTCTGGTTAAGTACAAAATCAATAACGATAACTTCACCACGCTTTTAACTAGTAATCCATCAATCACGCTAAGGGCGTTGCGTGCTGGAACGTTAAGCGTGCAAGTTCTCGCTCGAAACTATCTTGGTAAGCAAAGTAAGATCTCAACAGCTACTTTTATCCTTGTTGGCAAGACGGCAGTCCCTGGCGATATTCAAAACCTGTCAATTGAAGCAATTAGCGCCAACAGTGCTCGTTTGAGGTGGGATCAAACGGTTGATCTGGATGTAAAGGTCAACGGCTTAGTACATATCAAGCACAGCAACCTGACTGACGGTTCAGCTACTTGGCCTAACTCTGTTGACTTGATTCCTGCTGTTGGTGGTAACTCAACTGAAGCAATCGTACCGTTAGTTGCTGGTGAGATACTCGCCAAATTTGAAGATGATCTAGGCAACAAGAGCACGAATGCAACCAGCGTTTTGATGCAGTTCCCCGATACGTTGGGGCGCTTAATTATTCAAACCCGTAGGGAAGATCAGGACAGCCCACCGTTCCAGGGTACAAAGACTGATTGTTTTTACTCTGAAGGTTTCGATGCGTTAATTATCGATGGTGACGAAAATCTTGATGCTGTGACAGATTTTGATGCGATTACGTCGCTTGACTTCTTAGGCGACATCCTTAGCTCTGCTGAATATCAGTTTGTTAATACGTTGGATCTAGGCGCACGATTCTCATTAGATCTTCAGCGGCGGTTTGTTACTCGT